GACCAGTTTCATATTTAAAGTTTCTGATCTTAGCTGTTCCAATTACATTACCTGTAGTTGTACCGTTTTGTGCAGTTGTTGTGTTAGATGTAGGTATTGTATAATTAGTACTTGAGAATGTGTTAAATGCTGTATCAATTAATCTTACTGTCTTACCATTTATACCAGGATTACCTAATACTTCATTAACTTTATAATAAGTTCCATATCCAAGCGTGACTTCTTCACCTGGAGTATTAGCAGTATCTAATCCTTTTGATACAGCTTTTCTTGTTGTGTCTCTGTATTCAAATCTTCTACCTTTTACATATCCTACACCAGAAGATATAGATACTGATTGAGAAGTTGAATTTAATGATTCTGATACAACAGTAAATGGATTAACGACATAATCACCTTCAGTTTCTTCAATTTGTTTACCAATTATATCTCCAAGTTTATCTAACTCAGGATCTTGGTTTATAACTACTGGCTGGCCAGCTTCAAATTGAACTAACTTACTTTGTGTGTTTGCTGCATCAATGTTAGCTACTGTATTAACAACAAGTACTGGAGTTAGTTTTAATCTATCAGCACCTGGTGCATTCTCATTACTAAATCCACTTGCATTGTCAAGTAATGTTGCATCACTGTTGCTGTTTACAAAAGATTCTACAATATCAAATCCTACAGCTTTGTTATGAGGTGCACTATTATATTTTTCTACAATAATACTTTGATTATCTACTCTTACAAAATTTCCTTTTTGATATACTACACCATCATCAACACGGAATGAATATGAATTACCTGTTGGTGCTGTAAAGTCATTGTTAGCTACTGTGACTTGGAAGTTTCTCTTTAAAGCTGATACGAATAAGTTTGCACTTGTTCCGCTTGTTGTTGTAATGACTGTTGGAATACTTTGTAGGATCCACTCACGAGCACTATAGTTGTTTCCATAATTAGAAATACTTACACTTGTGATACCACCTGTACTGTTTGTACTTACGTTTCCTGATAAACCGGATCCTGTGACAGAATTTGATGTGAATGTATCACCGTTAGCATAACCTGAACCTCCGGCTGCAATTGTGACAGCATTGATAGCTGTACCTTCATCATAAACTGTTACGATTTCTGCGTTTGCATATGTTTGAGTATTGTTTGCTACCTGAGCACCAATATATTTGAAATAAAATGTTTTTAAGTCTGGGTTAGTTGATTCAAAACCATCAGAGCTGTCCTGTAGTTGTGCAACAACGTTTGCTGAACCAACTAAATAACTGTTTGCAGCTGCCTCTCCAACGTTTAAGTCTTGTCCATCAACTCTTTTATCTAAAAGTTTAATATAGTTAATTTGTCTATCAAAGTTGAAACAACATCCTTTTACAATAGATCCTTCTTTGAAAGTAAATTCACCAATACGTTCAATCTGTTGTTGAAGTATAGTTTGTAGTTGTGTTAATTCTCTTGCTTGTACTGGGACAGCTGGTTTAAATAAGACGCGATGAAAATCTTTGTTTTCATCAAAATCGTCGTAATAAGGACTTGTATTAAGGTTAGTATCTATTGCCATTTGTTAAAACTCTATAACTAATTTTACGGTTTCTGATTGAGTGTTAGCTCGTGTTACTGGTGTAAAGTTCTCAATATACAACACTTCGCCACTATTGTCAACAAGATCGCCGTCTGTTTTTGCAGTAAAATACCCACTTGATGAATTATTAGGTCCTTGTGTTTCTTTAGGACTTCCACCTGCAGTGCTGTCATATATTTCCCAGCTTCCTCTATATTGAGTAAGTGCTATGGTATTTCCACTACTAGTAGTATTTATACTATGTACTCTACCTATAGACGAATCTGTGAATGGATTTCCTGAAATAGTAAAGTCTGAGTATCCAGTACCAGATTGAAACACGAATGAATCTACTTCTGGTTTGTTTGCTGTTGTAAATGTCCAGTCTGTTAAATATAATCTTTGATCGAATTCATCAAATGTAGATCCTGTTTTACTTTTGTTTGATTTAATAGATCCGCCTGAAACACCAGATCCAACATTTTGAGCAAAGGTTCCTGATGTGTCGCCAGTTATTCTAAATGTATCTGAATTGGTTGAATTAGTACTTACAAATACACCTTTTGTATTTGATACAAATATTTTTCCTGCTGACCTGCCAACAATAACGCCAGTAGCTCCTGAAGTATTTTGAGTGACTCCTTCACCATCTTGAAAACTTAACCCTGTTCCACTACTGCTACCGCCAGATAGTTTTACAGTATCAACTCGTATTTCAACGTTTGCAAATAATGGATCCCTAATCAGACCTATTTGTCTAAAGTCATTGTTTCCAATAAATGCAGTATCTGTATTTGCAAAGTTAACACTAACTCCTACTCTATAACCATTTAATTCACTAACAACATTTGATCCATGACCACCTGGTGGAGATATTATTGCTCTTGTATTAGCTGTGTTTGCTAATGCTAAGTTGTTATTAGCAATTCCAGTATTACCTACTACAGTCACTAAAGCATGTGAATAACTATTTCCTCTGTCTAATATATTAATTGATTCTACTCTTTTGGTTTGATTGTTGACAACTGCTCTTGCAGATGCTCCTTGACCATCGCCTCTAATTGTCACTAGAGGTCCAATTTCAAATCTTGATGATGTATCTATTCCGGAAGTTAATTTGTCTTTAAGTAAAACTCTTCTTGAGGATCCTGTCACAATATATTCTGATATTTCAGAAATTTGTCCAGCACCATTACCAGAAATTATATAAAAAGCAGATCCTTTATAAAAGTCTGTATTTGAAGATAGTGTAGTTAGTTCATCCGTGACAGCAGAAACATTTGCAACTACTCCTGATACAGCACCTTTTACAGCAACGCCTGATGCTACATTAATGTCACCAGTTAAGTCTGTCACATTAATAAAATTATCACTTCCTATTGCTGTTATAATTCCTTCTACATTTGCTGTGACATTTGTTCCTGCACCTGAAACTGTGACGTATGTTATTCTTTCATCTGTATTTGAAGAGTTTACAAAAATTGCTTTCTCGTTTATAAATGAAGTATTAGATCCACTTGCTGTTTGAGCTGTGTGAACAATGTTTGCAGAAACCTTTGATGCAAGTTCGTGTATAAAACTATTACCAGCAACATTTGATACAGTGACAATTCCGTTTGCAATTGCATTATACCTTGATCCACCAGAGTTTACAACAATAGTATCGATTGATCCATTAACAGCATTACTTGATACAGCTACGTTGGCTACAATAGGTATGAAGTTTTGTGTAGATGCTTTTTGGAATACAGCATTAGATACTTGATACATATACTTCCATTGATATCCATCAGAAGTTTTTATGTATATGTCATCATCTGGACCTGTTTCAGATAATAATGGTCTACTTGTTGAATTAGCTCCTTTATTGTTATTTAAACATTTGAATACGTTATATAATGCACCTTCTTTTACATAAACTACAAAGTTTTTACCATCCATAGCTTCTTGATCATCGTACATATCGTAAGCTGTTCCAGTAACCCATAGATTAGCTGAAGCCATATGATGTACATCAGCTGATGTCACTCTTTTACCATTAATCATGTTTTCATAAACACTTAATGATGTGTTTGAATAACTATCTATTGGTGTTCCTAAATCGTTGTGGTGTGAAGTAGTAAATACATAATAGCTAGAATTGCTGGCTTCCGTAACAGATTCTACGAACTGAGCCGCACTATGAGTTTTAAACTTTGATGATATTAATTTTTCTGCCATTAGCTTGTTACCACGCTGTTAGCAGAAACATTACCTGCTACAGTCATTCCCATATCTCCTTCAGAGATGTTTGACACTATTGCAGAAAGTTTTGTACCTGCAACGTGCATTAAATCTTTTAGTACCTGTTCATATTTATCTAACGAAATAGAAGTATCTACCTCATAACTATACTCTTGGTATTTATCGTTATCATGTATTTTTGATTCTCCTATGAAACCTTTTCTATCTTCCCAGAATCCTTGACCTATACCATGATTTGTCACATTAGCTGTTGCTGATACAATAAAGTCATTATTAGAAGCTGATAGTGTTAAGTTAGCATCGTTTAGATATCCGTATCCTGAATCTATAATTTCAAATTTAGTAATAACACCATTAGCAATGTTTGTATTAGCGAAAGCATTAGCATTAAACCCAATTGGTTTTGTATTAGCTTGAAAAGCTCCCGTTACTTTTGCTGAAGCACCAGATGTGCCTCCTGTAATAACTTCGCCATTAGCAATATTAACACCAAAAGACTTTCTTCTAATTAATAATGCACTATGTTCCGTTGTATTACCGTCTAAGTCAACAGTCACGGTTGTAAATACGTTGCCAGATACTTTTCCTTTTGATGATGTTGTTGCAGTTGTGTTTGCAACATCGTTAATTGTTCCTACCCATGCATTTGCTGTACTGTTTTTTACAGCAAAGACATTATTACCTGATGATTGTTGTTTTATAAACAAGTTATCAGTTGATACCGTTCCATCTGAATTTCTGGTTTTTACGTCACCAACTACAATTTTAGTACTGTTTGCTGATATAACAGTTCCTGTCACATTAGCTGTAGCACTTGTTATTTGAAAAATATTATCTCCAGCTGATATATCTGTAGGAGCTCCTGATGTGGAAGCATTTACTGTTAATGTTTGTCTTTGTACATTAAGTGTTTGAGTTACGAATTCGTTGTCTACAAACTTACCGTTAGCAGATGGATCATAAACATCATCTAATAAAAGTACAATATCTCTTCTATCAAACTTAGCTATAAATCTACTATAAATGTTAAAGAATGGTTCAATATTATAATTTTTACCTGGGTTAAATCTACCTAAAGCTGTTATTGTTCCTATATCTCCACTTACTTGAGTGAGAGCTTTGTTTATTGGGTCATCTATACCTACTTGTGGATCCTTAACAAAACCATAACCAAAATCCATAACAGGTGTTAACACTGCTCCAGATCCTCCACCTGGTGATGTAATTGTTCCAACTGCTGCATTAGTAAAATATCCTACACCATGGTTAGTAATTGTTGATACTGTTATTCCACCACTTCCATCAACTGTAACATTTGCTGTAGCAATAGTAGCTGCATTTGCACCACCTAGTCCTCCAGCTGTAAATTTAACTGTGTCTGTACCAGCATAACCAGATCCATTATTAGATACTACAACGCTATCTACAAAACCTGTTCCACTATTTGAACTATCTACTCTTACATCTAAAAATTGTACATTAGATACATTATTGTCTGATGGAAAGTCTGTAAACATTTGTACAGTCTCATCATCTTCTATTGATGTCACTTCAAATGCTGCTGAAGTTCCTGTAAATACTGAAATTACATTTGCAGCAAGATTAACTGTTGATGTTGTTTTAAGGTTATCGTTGTTTGCGACTTCAAATGAAGAGTAAACAAAGCTATGAATACTATTACTAAACGAACCTGTATTACCAGTACCACCTACATATGTGTTTGAATCGTTTGTATTAGCACCTTGAATATTTGCTGTGACAAAACTGTTTGCAAACGTGTCTTGTGTAGCAAATAGATTATAATCAGATCCACCATCGTTTCCAACAACAACTACAAAAGTGGATCCTGTTATAGAGTTGTTTGCTATAGTTGCATTTGTATTTGATCTTTGGCCACGCATTTTTTTAGTGGCTGTAAATACACCAACTACATCATCCAATGTTAAGTGATTCGAATTAGGTATGGCTGTAATAATACCATTAGCACCGCTAGTTGATACGCTTGCACTTGTACTTGTTGCCTGTGTAGACGGAGCAGATACTTTAAAAATACTTTCACCACCACTTGCTTCAAACGTACCAAACACAGAATTAACTATCATACTTGAACTGTTAGTGATAGCTTGAATGGTTCCGTTAGCTCCTGATGTATTTGCTTGTATTACATCACTTGAACTAAATCCTGATGTTGCTACAGTTAATACAACATCTGATCCTTCTAAAACTTTTTCTCCAACTTGGAATGTTGCAGTGTTGCCAGTGAACCCAATACTTGCTTGACCACCAAATGTACCTTCCTCTACACAAACTTTTATTGTTCCTGCTGCTGGTGATGAGTTAGATACTTCAACAACAAATCCATTTCCTACCTTTGTGCTTGCTCCTGCATATGCATGTACTTTAGCACCAGGTACCACTTTTGTAAAGAAATCATTAGCTGAACTTGTACCAGAAACAGTTTGTGCTCCTAATACCGTGACAGTTTCTAATGGTTGTACTAATGTTCTAAAAACTTCAAAGTTGGTTTGAGGTGCTGAATCGCCATTTGCAAATGTAGATGTAAAATTATTTACTTGTAGCATAGCAGTTGATACTGGTGTTTGTGTTAAAGTGTTGCTTGTACTAAAACCAAATCCACCATCAACTAATGTAAATTCTACAGTACCTGTTGTATTAATAACTTCTGCTACCCTTGCTATACCTTGCTTACCTACATCAGCCTCAACGTTAAATAAGTCACCAACACTATTGTTCTTACCACCAACTTGTATATTAATATCGCTTAACGATCCAGTAATTTCTGGTGCACCGTCTAATGTCTTTCCAGCTACACTTACTAATTCACCTCTAATAAACGTGCCTCTTAAATTAGTTAAAGTTATAATATGTACTTCTTTACCATTGGTCATTTTAGTGGCAAGACTTTCAGCAAACGCTTTAGCTCCACTTTGGGATCCTTGAATTTCTTTACCAACGGTACTTAATAGATATTCTCTATCTCTGTCTGTGACTTCAATGTATTCTGGTTTTCTAAAATCAGCACTACTCGCTACTAATATTTCTTCATTAGGAAATCTTATTTGAGATTCGACCCCATATACTAGCTTGAATAATAATTGAACTGCTCGTGGTGAACCTTTTGCTTTGTAAAGGTCAAGAGAATTTTTTAAAATAAACTCTGTTGATGACTGAGTGTCAAATGGAAGTTTATTGATGTATTGTTTTTTAAAGTGTACTAAAAAGTTTTCAATACTATTATCGATGTCTTTGTATTCTAATAAATTTCTTGCGACATCAAGTGATTCGTTTTCTTGTTCTAAAAATTCGTAGTATGCTTGGACAAACGATATTAATAAAGGTCCTGTTTCTCTATAGTGTTGTGGAAACTGGTCTTTGACGAAGACCGACAGTTTGTCTTCAACTTCTTTCATGTTATACTGCCTCTTGTATTACACTCGTTGTTACCGTTCCTAATTTTAGAATAATATTTTTAGTTGAACTAATATCTCTATTTTGTGGTCTTGCAGTAATCTGTACAGAAGATGTTGAATAATTATTGATACTTAGTCCTGCAATTCTTACTATACCGGTAGTGTAATCTATTGTGCCTATGTTAGTGTCCAATACAACCGTATCTCCTAATGCATCTTTTCTAACAACTTGTAAAATTCCTTTACCATCATCTCTGATAGTTGAATTTGTTGTACTTCCAAATGTAAAAGGCGTTGATGTAATACCTGATTTTTCATCTTTGATGTCTTTGTCTATCTCATTATTAAAGTCTATAGTAATAGATTGAGGAGCTCCAGTATTTGCAATCCAATCTTTTCTTATAGTAATTTGGTTATCGCTACTTAATATTGATGGATCTGCTGCATCGATAGCTGAATCAAACTTACTTATTCTAAATGTCTTATTAAAATCGTTTATAAATGTTTCTGCAAACGTGTTAGCAGCTGCTGCAGTTAATGATATAATATCACCTGGTACTTTTTTGCTTTCATTAACATTGTATCTAACTGTTTGATTAACGTCTGCAAAAAGAAATTCTGGAGTAATAACTTTAGATGTAATGCCAAGAGCACTTCTTTCGTCTGCAAAATCTTTAATTTTTTGTGAAGTTGATTCTGGAACGCCGTCAGCATCTTTAACATCAACAGAAATTATAACTTTTCCAAACTCTGGTGGATCAGCTTCTTCACCACCAAATACACTAATAGATTCAATATCACTAAATTCTTGTTTGATTAATGTTTCATAGTCTTGTTTAGTAATAAGTCTGTCTTGTATTGTTAAATTTTTAGGAGCATTAAATTTTATATCATCAATAGATTCTGATACAGATCCGCCTTCTGCAGAAGACACTGTAGTAAACATAACATTTGAATATGTGTCTATACTTCCAGTAAAATTAAATACTTGTGCGCCATTTGGTAACTCACCACTACTCTTTCTATAAGTTGCTTCTATTACATTACCTGTTTTTAATGCTCTACCTACAGTACCATCACCAAATTGAAGTTCATATTTGTTTTGTCCACTTGGTTGTACAAAATAAGCATTACTGGATCCATCTAATCCTAATATTGTTTTTTGCTGTGTCCAAGTAGCATTTGTTGATACAGTATTAGATACTCTTACCTTTACACTTAATGAACTAGTGTCTATTGAGTCAGCTGATAAAACATATTTTTGATTTGTATTTGCAACATCAACATTAAAAAATTCTGTCACTACGCTTCCTTCATATATGTCTACTTCATTGTTTACATAATTACCAGAACCATTTGCTGATATAACAATATCATTGTTAGTTGAAAAAGTATAGCTTACGTTGTTTACTGAAGCGGTCCATTTTGTATGTTGTGGTATTGTAATTGTTGGTGGAACGTCGTCCGGAACAATCTCTACGGACAGTTTTGCTCTTGCAGATGAATGACTTTGTGGAAGATAGTTGAGTGTTTTAGCATGTGATACTACACTCTCTATTAATTGTGCACTATCTAAAAATCCTTCATTAGCTACTTGGTTTAGATAATAATTATTCATAAACGTATTATATGAAAGAACATCTAAAAGCACAGACAAGTTTGATCCTTCAAAATCGTAGTCTTGAAAAATAGCTTGATTCTTTAAAAAAGTTTTTAAATTAGACTTAATTTCATCAAAATCTAAATTTGCCACTGATATTGCTGATGTATTTGCCATTACCTAATCCTGTCTACTAATACTGTTAAATTTTGTATCTCTACAGTATTTATTATAGAGAATTTTATTGTTGCTGCCAATGAGTTTTGATCTACGTTTGGTGAAACAGATATGTCTTTTATACTTGCTCGTGGCTCATACTGCTCAATTGTTTCTCTAATATATGTTTTAGCTCTGTCTGATGTTTGAGGACTGAATAATTCAAATAACACGTTTCTTATATTACAACCTATACCTGGTTGAAAAGGTCTTTCAAAAACATCAGTAAGTATTAAATTTTTTATTGCCTGCTTTACAGAATTTTCATTTTTCAATACAGAAAGGTCTTTTGTAGTGTCATGTGTAGCAAAAGACATATTAAAGTCAGAAAAAAATGTGTTAGTTTGAATTGGCATATTATTATTTATGGTCCTTATACAATTTCTATTCCATCTAATCCAGAGATTACAGCAAAGTCATCTTCTGATACTTTAGCTCTAATTCGTTTGAATGAGTTTCCTAATAAAAATTCTTTTGAGTATTTTGATTTAGATAATTTTTCTTCTTCTAAACCTAATGCATGTCTTTCATTATGGTATGTAAATCTAGCATCAAAGAATTTTGCATCTCTAACTATAATCGCTGCTTCAAAAGCAAATCTATCATCATAGAAAATTTGAGGAAATGGTAGTTTGTCGATTTTTTCTTTAAACTCATCTCCTATCTCTAAATTAGCGTCTGTAAATTTTTTCTCAGCTTCTTTTGCAGATTCGTCATTTTTTCTTACTGCTATGTTTGCAGTTTTCTTTACAGCACCCTCATCTTTAGTTTCTAACATTGCATCTACAACTGGTGCAAGTATTGATATAGGATTCTGAAGCATTTTAACTATTTCTGGCATTTCAATTCCAAACGAAGGAAACTCTGTAGGGATCCCTAATTTTTTTATTAACCCATCTGCTCCAAGTTCTAAATTAGGTAATGCAGTTGATACGTCAATTCCAGCTGTCGCTTCATCTAATAATCCTTCTACCTGACTACCAATCAATCCTTTTGCCTTGTCTTCTAGTGCTCCTTTACCTCCAGTAAGACCAGCTGAAGTCAAGTCGGTTGCAATATTGCTCATCTTTTCAGAATCAATTCCCATTGTGCCTAAGATTTCATTTGTAGTTTCTTCACCAAAGTTTTGAACCATGCTTTCAAATTCACCAGCCATTGCAGCTGGATCATTTATTAGTCCTTGTAATGATGCAGCTTGGTCTTGAATACTGGCTAGAGGTTCTGGTAGTTGTGGCATGTTCTCATCTAAGAAAGCTGTAGCTTCAGCTATCTTTCCATCAGCGATTCCTTGCAGTTCTCCTACCTTACCAT